ACCCCACACGAGGCCCTCCTTCTGCTCGTCGCCGCGGAAGGAGCCCACCATGTTGCCGCCCACATACAGGTCCCACTGGATCTCGCGGGCGAGGCTCTTCTCATCCGCGGGCACGCCCTGGCCGTTCTCGTCCAGGCCGTTGCTGTCCATGCGCACCTTCGACTTGGACATCAGGGCCTCACGGCCGGCGAGGATCGCGTCCTTGTCCTGCTCCTCGCCCTGGATCCGGATCGTCACGACGCCGAGCTGCAACTTGGTCAACGCCATTGGTTCCCCCCCTCTACATCTCGGAGAGCGGGACGTCCTGCCCGGTCTCCATCATCTGCGCGAGGCGCCGCGCACGGCGTCCGACCTGACGGGCCCAGCGCGAGTTGAGCATCCCGGCCGACGCCGCCGGGTACTGTCCCGCTCGAATGAAGGCGATCGTCTGGTGGAAGGTCAGTAGGCCAGCGAGCCCCATGTTGAAGGCCATGTCCGCGAGAACGCGCTGTCGAACGTCGTCGAGGCCGCGCCACCATGGCAGGTGCTGATCGAGGTCGTGCTCGACCTCCACGACGTCGTTGTGCAGTAGGTACAACGCTTCCACCTCGGTGATCCCCCGGTCGTCGAGGTTGCGTCCGTAGCCGATGGTCAGCTTGCCGACCGAGTCCCGGTAGGGCTTCAGTCGGCCGGCCGCATCGCGCGGGCCCGAGCCTTCGTCGTTCTCCAGAAGCTGCTCGAGCAGGGCTTCATTCACAAGACCTTCTTGCCGCGCCGGCCGGGGAGAGTCCGGCCGGCGCCGCGGGTAACGGGCTTTATGCGGGCGGTGCGGCCGGCGTGTTCGTGACGAGGGCGCCGCTGAGTTCCTGGTCCCTCGTTTCGAGCTCCGTCGCGAGGGCGTCGATCGCCGCCGGGTCGTCACGTGCGTCCCTCAGGGCTTGTGCAAGGCCATTGATGAACGTGATCGCGGATTGGATCACGGTGGTGTTGGCCGCCACCTTGACCTTGAGGTTGTCGAGTTGTGCGGACATATCGGTCTCCTTCTGAAGTTGCTGGGTTTCCTTGCGATTGATGGTCTGGACGATCTCGAGGATGGTCTGTTGAACGGCGAGCATCGCGGCCATCTCGGCGTCGATGCGCTCCAAGATGCCCGCAATGATGGGGTGCGGCACCGCAGGGAGCGCCGCCTTGGCCTTCTTTCGTGCTGCCCCCATGGTCGCGCTCCCCGGCCGGCCGGACTTCATCGGAGCGCTCCAACGACGGTCGGCGTGAACTGCAACAGGAACGCGAGCAGGCCGGCGCCGAACATGATCTTGCCCAGCTCTGCCTTGGTGTTGGTGGTGATGAGCAGGTAGGCGAGGCCACCAACTATGGCGACGAGCAGGCTGAGGTAGATGGTCATCGTGGCCCCCAAAAGAAAAAGGCCCCCGGTTCGTTCGCCTCGCTCCAACAGCGAACATCCCGAGGGCCCCGTTCACGCCGGCCGGGTCGCTCCTACCCCAGCCCGAGACCGCCTCCTCTTGCGCCGGGAGGCCTACGTGTAGTGCGTCGAGCATGCACCAACGCGGGTACGACCGTCAAGAGCTATCGTTCCGCCTCGTGTACCGCTCGGGCACTTCCACGGTCTCGACCGACCCTTCCGCGTCCGTCTCGATCACGATCGAGAACCTGTCTCGACGGCGCTTCCGGCGCAGCTCCTCGAGGCGGTTCACGAGCCCCCGGACGCTCCCCTCCGGCAGCAGTTCGACCAGGCGCTCCGCGATCGATGACATCGAGCGGATGGGGCGGATGCCGCTCATCCCGAATTGCTCCTCGCTCATTTGCCCGGTCCCGGCGTGAACGCCTCCCACAAGCGTTTCTGGATGGCCGCATGGATACGCACGCGGTTCATGTGATCGTCGTGGTCCACAACGGACCGGGCGACATCCAGGACGCCGCGGACCATCCGGATCGCGTTGGTGATGGCCTCTACATCGTCCTCGCGCATGTCCTGCTCGAGGGTCACCACGAAGCCCTTGATTCGGTCGGTCATGTGCTCACAGCCCTCCTATCCTGGCAGTTCACTTGTCCGGCACGAACACGAGCGCGCACCCCAATGCTTTCAGCTCGTCGCGGTATTCCCCGAGCTCGTTGTGGGCTGACTGGTAGCCAAACAACCGGTACCGGTAGAGCCAACCACCACGGATCGGAAGCCGCATCGTGTCGCCGGCGTCGCCATCGTCCGAGACCATCTGCCACTCCGGCGATGGCGGCAGTGCCGATGTCTCTTGCGTCTCAGTCATTTCGTTCACCTCCCACACGTACACTTGGCCGGCACCCTCAAGCACCCGGGACACCTCCACGTGCTACCAGTCTTGATTCCACGAAGCCAGATGCGTGACCTCCCACACGAGCACTTCGGCCCCGCCGGCACCGCGCCTCGGCGCTGAAGCTCGGCCAGCAGCTCGGCCGTCGAGAACTGACTCACGGACTTCATCCGAGGATTCCCGCGGTCTGGGCGCCGGCCGCGTTCTTGTGACCGCCTCCGCCGAGCTCCTTGGCGATCACGGACACGTCGAAGTCCCCGCGCGACCGAAAGCTCTGGGCGAACAGGCCGTCGCTCCGCTGCCACCAGCCGTGAACGAACGGCGCCCACGGGGTCAGGTCCAGCAGGTGCTCCAGCACTTCCGAGATCTCGTGCTGCGGGGCGTTCACGCTGGGAACGGTGTAGCCCCCGATCCTTCGGGTGACTGCGTTCTCGCAGACCGCCTCGCAGTAGCGGGCGATGCCCCGGAGGAGCACACGCCCAGCCTCAACAGCCTTGCTCAGTGGTTCCAGGGCGGCGGTATCCCACGCTGGGAAGTGCTGGGGGTGGCCATACGGAAGGCTCGAGATGTAGGCGTTCACCTCACGCGAGTCGGACAGCGCCCAGCGCCAGAGGTCCCGGTCCTCGACGTAGCGAACGATCCACGGCGCGCGGCTCGGGCAACCTGGGTCGTGGGCCGTGTGACCATGGAGGGCGCCGGCGCATTCCGGACAGAGCCCCGAGAGCGGCTCGGCCATCAGCACGTCCCAGGCGATGCCGGCCCCGCTCCGCTCCATGTCGAACGTCACCGCGAGCGGGATGTCCATGTGGGCGAGCTCTTCGGGCAAGCCTTCGAGCGCGGCCTGCGCGGTCTTGTGGTGGTCCAGCACCGTGACGAGGTTCCCGGCCGCCAGCCGCTTCATCACGTCCCGCGGGTAGCAGAAGTCGACGAGCAGGATCTTGCGGCCCATCACGTCCGGCGGCTCCGTCCCGTAGGCCGTTGGCCGGTACTCGGCCCTTGGCCACCGCTGGTTCGCCACCCAGGCGGCGCAGAAGCCGTCCCGGCACTGGGCGTGGTACAGCACCAGGTCCACCGCCTTCGACTTGATCATGGGCGCCTCCCAGTGGCGAGGAGCGACTCCCTGGCCTCGGCCTCCAGCTCCTCCCCGTCCACGTGCTCCGGGTCGTGGGTGTTCAACTCGATCGCGCTGCAGTACCAGGACCCGTGATCCAGCAGGTGCTGCAGGATCTCCGCCAGGGTTCGGGCTGCGGGTCGCGCCACCTCGATCTGTGGTGGAAGTGGCCCAGCAGGCACCTCGACGGCCTCGGTCTGCTTTTGTGGACCTCGCGCTGGTCGCGATTTCAGCCACTGGACCACGGCCTCGCGCTCCCAAAAGAGAACGCGCTCGGAGTACGGCACGGCCGGCGGGAACGCGCCGCGCCGTTCCGCGCGGAGCATCCACTGTCTGAACGCGTGGTCGTCGCGCGGGTCTCGCAGCAGCTCCTTGACGTCGCGCAGCCTGAGCAGCTCTGGCACTCGTGGCATCCTGGTCACTCGGAAACCGGCTGCAGCAGCTCGCCCTCACGGAACGAGACGCTGATCTCTCGGACCAGCCCGTCCTGAAGCATGCGCAGGGCGGCCATGGCGTCTTCAAGAGCGGTGACGTCGGCCTGCCCGTAGTCGTTCTTGCGACGCCGTTCTCTCTCTGCATTCAGCAGAGCCGTCGCAGCATCGATCACCGCCCACATCGCGCGGTCCAGCTCGACGGCCTTGGCCTTGACGCAGGCACGGATGTCCTGGCTCATGGTCTGCTCCTCTCCCCCGTGTACTCTCCGGCTTCCGCCCAGTCCAACCGTTTCTGCTCGGTGGCGTGATCCCGCAGCTTTGGCGCGTCGGCCGAGAGCCCGACCTCGATGACCACGCGGGGCACTCCCGCGGTGCCGTCCGGGTCCTTGGGCCCTGCCGCGAACTCCTTCGACGCCTCGAGGCGGATGACCTGCGCGTCGTCGCGGTACACCCCACCCCGGGTGAGCCCGTCCTTCACCGCCCGCACCAGCTTGTCCAGGTCCGGCTTCTTCGCCGGCTCGAGGACGCGCCGCGGCGCCGACATCGGCCGAGGCAGGAAGAACCGGAGCGCGAGCACGACCGGATCCTCGATCGGCCGCTCGCCAGCGCGGGCCTCGAGCGCGGCGCTGGTGACCGCCTCCTGCCAGGGCTTCGTCTTCGCGTTGTCGTTCGTGATGATGGGGCGCGTCCAGCCCTTCGGGATGAAGGCCTTCGTGGAACCCTTCGGGATTGGGACGCCGTAGACGGTGAAGGCGAGGACGCTCATGCTGTGAACTCCGGGAGCAAGCCCCGCACCTTGCCCGTTCCATACGCCTCAGCGATTGCGGGCACGACGTGCTCCGCCACCGTCTTCCCGTCCGGCATGACCACGTGGGGCATGAACTCGGTCTCGAACGTGGTGATGCCCGACTGGACCGCCTCGAGCTTGGCCTTGATGACCAAGGCGAGCGCGCGCCAGCGCCGACGGATCTCCTGCTCCCAGGCCGCGAGCGCCTGGGCCTCGGTGCGCCGCCCGTAGCCACTACGCGGGCTCTTCGTGAAACGCGGTTCGTCCTTTCGTGGTAGGCCAAGCACGAACCGGATGAACCGGTCGTGACACCGGAACTGCACGATCTCGCGGCCAGAGAGCTGGTCCCACCCCGAGACGAATGAGTCCGCTCCGTAGCGCCGCAGCAGGCCCTCGATCTCGGCCTTGCTCTTCTCCGGGGAGACCGTCGTGTCTCTCGCGTACATCAGTCCTCCTCCGAGCATTCCAGGATTACCGCATCCACCATCCCGTCGGCGAAGAACGCGAGCTCGACGCCGTGGTGCGGCGACCTCGAAGAGTAGGGGTTCGCGTCGGAGGGCCTGGCATCGAAGATCCGGACCCTGCCCTGTTCCTTCACCGCCTTCGTCCCATTCGGGAAGTCGAATGGCCGCTCGCGGCCACGAACATAGACACGGATCATCCGCGGCTCCTTCCACCAGGTCGGCCAGCCGGTAGAAAGAGCATGCCCTCGCCGTAGACGCGCTTCTCGACAGAGACCGAAAGCCGCAGCTCCAGCAGACCCATTCTTTGCTCCGCACTGAGCGGCACTCTCACGATCGGAAACCCCGCGTGCTCCTCGACCACGAATCCGGCCCTCTCCAGCTCCGCGGATACGGCGCTCGTCCATTCCTGAAGCGTCACCCGTCTTCCCCAGCTTCGCGCTCCATCCCGGGGAGCATGGCCTGCTCGGGCACGGCCGGCGCGGCCTTGGGCCACTCCTTCACCGGCGGTGCCTCGCCGGGCTGCATCAGCCCCTTCTCGACGGCGCGCGCCTCGAGGATCGCGAACAGCTGCCCGAGGCTCCGCACTGGTTACTCCGTCACCGCCGCAGCCTCGCCCGCCGTCACGTCGGCGCTCTCGTCGACCGGCTGCTCGGCGGCGTGCACTGGATCGTCGATGCTGCTCCCACAGACGGTGCATGGCTTCTCGGCCTTGCCCGCGAAGTCGTGGGGCTCTGTCGGGACCGGCTGTCCGCCGTCGCCCGCGAGCGGTGTCCCGCCGGCGGCCGCGGCGAGCTGCTGCACCTCTTCCCACAGCTCCTTCCGCTTCCCGCCTCCGCGCACGCCCTTGTCGCTGCAGAAGTCGCGGAACAGCCGCCTGGTCTCGTGCTCCTCCGGCCTCTCGCCGTTGAGGCTCGCGATGAACTGCTCGGCCAGGTTCAGGGGCACCGGCGGCGCGGCCGGGTTGTCCCCCTCGGCCGTGGCCGCGACGTTCGCCAGCGCGTCGACGGCCTGACCTGGCGTTGGCGCAAACAGGTCGCCCTGCCTGCGCTCCTCCTCCTGCTCGCAGATCACGCGCGCCAGGCGCTGGACCTCGTCCAGCTCGGTGTCGATCAGGGCCTGTGTGCTCTTCGAGTCGTCGGATTTCTTCTTCCGCAGGACCTCGATGTGCGACACCTTCGCGGCCATCGTCTGCGCCCGTTCGATGATCTCGGCGTCCGACAGGCGGACCCGAACCTCGTCGTCCATGCTCGCCATCACACCCCTCCCTCGAGGAGCGACCGTTTCAGCTCCTCGCGCCGTTCCTCCGTCAGCTCTACCGTCAGCTCTACGCGCGGGAAGCTCGCCACCGTAAGAGCCTCCCGCCTCGTTGCCTGCTGGTACGCAGCGCGGCACAGCTCGACGCCACGTTTCGCTTCGACCCGGCCGATCTCGCGCTGCCTATCGTCAGCAGCTGGTGGCAGGGCCGGGTGCACGCCAGGGAATCCGTTGGCTACGAATTGCGTCAGCTCGGTGCGCTGGGCTCGGAACCTCTCGCCGTAGTCCCGGAGCGCCGCAGCGGAGGGGAACCACCGCTCGTGCCGAATGGCCTCCGAGACCGCGAAAAGCCACGCCGTGTCCGACAGGTGATCGAGGTGGCGCCGGTAGACCCTCGATCGATGCTCTCTTACGTCTTCGTCAGTCGGCGACGAGTCGGGCAACGTGGCCACGAGGTCTGCTATCCCTTCCGCCCACGCAGCATCCGTCAACGTTCCCCCTTTCCCGGCAACGTGCCGTCGCCCTTCAGACCGCCCCTGATCATCGCGACCATCCCCGCCTTCTGCCTCTGCTCGCGCACGGACGGTGGTGGCTTTCCTTGCGGGGTGGCGTCTGCTTGCCTCGAGAGGCGGATCTCCTCGAGGCGACAGAGAGTCGTGCGCAACCACGGAATCGAGTCACAGTCGTGAACGTTCGCGATCACGCGGCCCTTCGGCGTTCGGCTCGCCTTTGTCAGCAGCACCCCCATCGGAAGCGAACTCTCCGAGGCCTCTCGCTCCAAAGCGGCTACGAGCTCCGCTTGGGCGTCGGCCAAGGCGCCCGGCGCGCCGTGGCGTTCGAGGTCGGTCGACAGACTTGGCTCAGACGCGAGCGGGCCAGCAGGCGGGCGGGCGGGCTCGCAGGCCTGATTGCTGTTGCCATGCGCACGGCGGGCCTGGCTGCTGGCCCGGCTTGGCTCCGGGAGGGCAATGGGAGGGGAGGGGAGGGCTACGGCAACGGAAGGGAGTGCAGATTTCCGCGCATAAACGCGCCTGCCGTGCGCACGGAACCGTGCCTCTATCTCATTCCTCTCATTGGCACTAAAGCGACGTAGGTTCGGGCGTGTACCGTCAGCGAACAGCTCCGTACGCCTCGCCAACGCCATGTGTACGGCATCGTTCGCATGCTGGGGCCAGTCGTGCACCAGAAGTCGGACGGCGGGATTCGGGTGTACGTCGAACCAGCGGCTCGCGACGAGGGTGGCCACGAGCGTGTCGGCGTCGCCCGGCCAACAGATCCCGTCGGCGATCTCCTGGTTCGTCCACCGACCGATGTCCCCCTGTGGGGCCCGGGTCTCCGTGAAGTGCCAGAGCATCTCGAGGACGCCGACGGCAAGCGGGCGATGGCAGTCCAGGCCACGCATCAGCCGGTCGACCTTTGGATGCTGTGGTGTCCCCTTCTTCATGCCGCGCCGTCCTCCTTCTGCTCTTTCTCCGCCAGGCTCCACGTCGACTCGAGGCGACCGTACGGACCCAGCCGGCGGTCGCGCGGCCAGTGCTTCAGCCGTCCGGCTCGCTCCAGGGTCGTGATCCGCGCGCGCACGCTGGTGATGGGCCACGTCGGAAACATCGCCGCGACCTCCGAAGGCGTCCAGCGTCCCGGGACGGAGCCAGGCACTGCGTTTACACGCGCGAACGCCTGGAAGTACCCGAGGATCGACGCCTCCTGCTTCTTCGCCTGAGCCTCCCCATCGCGCACCTCGGCGCCGGTGACGGGCGATCGCGCATGGAAGGAGGTCCTGGGCCGCTCATTCGCCGGCCGGGCCTCGGGGACGAGCTCCAGGGCGAGCTGCTTCACGCCGCCCGCCGCCGGATGAACGCGGTACAGCCGCACCGGACGCACGCCTTCTGACCTGGAGGGTTGCGCCGCCGGCAGCGGTAGCACGACAGGTAGTGGGGTGCTGCGCCGCTATTGCGGGCCCGCATCACGACCGGTCACCGTAGCGGATGGAGCGCCACTCGACCGGAGGCCGGCGCGCCTCCTTCACGGTCTGTGGCAGCGCCCGCCATTCGCGGAATGGGAGCTCATAGAACTCCGCGCGACACAGGGCACAGGCCGGGTCGGCCACGAACTGTTCCAAGGTCTCGTCCGGCTCGCTCGCTACCGAACCACCACAATGAGGGCAGTGCGAGCGCCAGCCGGACTCGGTCGCGACCACACCGATCGGCAGGTCCTCGAACACGTCGCCGAACATGTGGAGCTGCTGTTGCTCCGCCGCGGCGGTCTGGGCGTGGCGCGCGCTCATGGCTCAGAGTTCCCCATGAAGATCACCGTGCCGGAGACGCCGAGCACCGGAGTCTCCGGCTTCCCCCCGGCCATCTTGTTGCCCATGACGCGCACGTTCTTCGCACCGGCGATGATGAGCCCGCGGATCCCGCCGATCGCGTTGTTCTCTACCGTCACGTCGGTCGATAGCGTGTCGACCGTGGGCGCGCCGATGCTCATGCCGATGGCGCCGCCCTTGATGACGTTGTTGAACACCCGCAACCCGACGACCCCATTGCATACCAGGCCGAAACGCACGTTGTCGGTGAACACGTTGTTGAACACGGCGTAGTCGAGGCCAGGCAAGCCCTTCCCGATTTGGAGGTAGGCACCGATGTCGTTCCGGGCCAGGATGCAGTCGGAGAGAACGAAGCCAGTCATGCAGTCGCCCTGGTTCGGCTCAGCATCGACCCCGGCGCCTGGATCCCCGTGGATGTCATGGATGTGGCTTCGCTCAATCCGGACGGCGTCTGCATTGGTGACCGAGATGCCGTTGCGTTCGCAGTTGCTGATCTTTATGTCTGAGATGCGCACGTGCGTGCTGCGGTCGTTCACTACGGTGTCACCAACGTCGCCAACCCAGATCCCGTCGGTAGGCCAGTCGAGGATCTTGGTTTTTTCGATCATTACGTTGTCGGCGCCGTCGATCCTGATCTCGATGGCATATCTTCTCGTCAACATGCGGCGACCCAAAATGACC